CTACACAACACACCGCAGGCTGGAAGATGGTTCCAGGGAATACAGGTTTTATGTAGATGGCAAATGCCTCAAGACTGCAACAGTGGACCGAGGTGTTATGAGAGGTCCGACCATTATCAACAATCAACTAGGCTAAAATTATGGCCTATATCTAACACCCTCCTATGGTGGAAAAGGGTAGTTCTTCGGAGCTACCCTTTTTTTTGTGCCTCATTATTGTTACCTACTGCTACATTGTTGTGGTCATTAGTGTTTCTCCTGGACCAGGGCTTATTTTTTTATTTAGATAGAACAGACAAGCAAGCAATTTTGTCCTTCGGACGACGCTTCGCTAAATTGCTTGCTTGTCTCCAGGGAAGGCACCCGCGATTGTAGATAGGATAGACAAGCAAGCAAACTACCCAATCAATTGGTCATTTGTCCTACCTCGAACGAGGGTCGCTAATTGCTCTTGGACAAATGACCAATTGATTGGGTCGGAAGACGATAAACTTGGGACGACCAAACCTTTGACTGCCAGATCTCGTACCTGTTCCGCTCCATAGATGTGTACTGTAGATTTACGAGGGTTGCTCTCCAAGAGACGCTTGACCAAGATAAAAGCACAGGAATTTTTACGCTCTTCATGATATGCAATTTGATGTGGAGAGAGGTTTACTTTATTACTCTTAGTTACTTTGAGTTCTGTTGTAAAATAAATGCCCTCTTTGGTACAGCCTAAAACATCAGGGATGCCATGATTAACCCTTGACTCCAACCTTATCCAAGAAAACTCGGTAAGGTTTTTTCTTACTTGTTGCCAAAATAATTTTTCAGGTTGTGCCACAGTAAATGTAGTGTACTCGAAACAAGTAAATAATGCTTGTGTGTATGGGATATATACTGTAATCTAAGGAGTGGAAATTTAATAACTATAGGAAATAATATGACTAAAGCAATAACAGAAATGACCCCAAAGAATGTAGACGTAATAAGAGAAATATTAGACGAAGGTCTGATAGAGGTCTTAGACGGATACGGATTAGAAGTAGATTTAGGTAACGCTAGATATGATGATGATAGTGTAAAGTTTGGCTTCAATGTAAAAATAAAAGGTGGCATGAGTAAAGAAATGAAAGACCTTATAAGTAACAATAAATGGAGAGGCAACATAGATAAGAAATTTGACCTAGAAAAAATCGCTGAGATGAATGGCAAAAAAGTTGTGCTACAAGGTTTCAGACGCAGAGCCTCAAAAAAACCATACATTGTAAAAAATCTTTTAGATAATATAGATTACATAATCAGCGAAGAAGTGGCAGAAAGATTATTTGGAATAGAGGATGAGTCATGAGTAAATGCCAACTATGTGACAAGCAAGAGGACGAAAGAAATATACAAGAGCAAAGCGGTTTCTATCTTTGCTTATCTTGTGACTGCAAGCATTCAGATAACGAACTTGTAGCAATCATGGAGGATAGATCATGAGTGCAGAAGTAAAAGAGTTTTATATAACAAGGACTTCTGTTACAGAAGAAGAAGTTTACATTGAAGCAGAAACTTTGGAAGATGCTATAACTAAAGCACACGAAGAATTGGAGTGGGAAATTTTAAGGCAAGAAGATAAAGATCTAATTATTAAGGAGGTAGGCAATGCTTAAATATTGTGTGAGATGTGAAGAACCAATCAAAGAGGGGCGGAAAAAAAATAAAGCTTACTGCTCCGATGACTGCCATACGGCTACTCTTTATGCTAACAATAAGAATGAAAGCACAGGGGCAGTAGATTATAAGCACCATAGAAATAGCGTTTGGGAACAAGGAATAGATGAAGGAGGTTTACCTTGGGAAGTTCAACACGCTATTGATTTGATAGAGGATAGTCCAAGAATTACGGAAGACGTTTATTACCTTAACAGTTGTTTAGAGGTACTAGGACAACCCAAATACCAAGATGGCGAAAACTATTACCCCAAGCCAGGCGTGAAATACAGTTACCAATGGAAGGAGTCCCCTACTATACGCACAGCAACAATACCACGATTACACAGGAGCAAAAAAGATGAGTCATAAAAAATACACCAAGCGTGCTAACAAGTTTAAAAGCAAAAACAAAAACAGATTTAGGGACAGGTATAACAAAGATAGTAGAACCTGTTATATATGTGGAGAAGATTTTAAACCAAATGAAGGTGGTCATTACGAATGTAAATCTGTAAGGGAGGTCAGCAATGGGTAACTATTACGATAATATTGCAGTATGGGATTTAACTTTCTATAGAAAAGATGAGGACGGAAACACACTCAAAGATGAAAACGGGAAAGTAATTACATACAGAGTAGAAAATTATGATGCTTCATACTTAGCAGAAGGATTAGATATTGATGATTTAGAGGAGTCAGATAATGAGTAAGAAATATAAATGTACTGTAGTTGAAACCTACACCAAAACTATAGAAATACCTGATGACGTTGATATAGCTAATGTCGATATAAGTCAGGTCTATGATTTTCACATGCCTGACGATAGCAAAGAAACTGTTGTTCCTTTAAATAACGATAGTGTTGTTGATTTGGTATACAAAGACGAATGTTTTGAGAGGAGAAAAGCGAATGAGTAAATTTATAATCAAAGGCAGTTACACCTACAAAGTACAGAAGACAGTTGAAGCAGATAGCAAAGAAGAAGCAATAGAACTTGCTTTAAATCATTCTGAACCTATGTGTGAATGGGAGCAACAAGACCAAGATACTTATTCAGAAGAATATCAATCAACAAGAAAGGTGGTGTAATGAGTACAATCCCAAGACCAAGCGCAAGAAAAATATTAGACCGACTACATGAAGATGACCAATCTTTAATTTGGTATCTATTGTTATCTGCATACGCATACAAAACAGGTGACATACCTAAGCCATATAAAACCACACCAAGAGGTTATGAATTTAGCGCTTATGATTTTGATATAGATCATTTAGAAAAGAAAAAGATTAGAAGTTTACTAAGGAGGATAGATAAATGAGTAAATGTCCAAACTGTAAAAACGACTCTCTTTCTTTTGAGACTGAAGACAATTTACCTTTAGAAAATCCCTATTGTTTTGAATGTAGCAATTTTATGATGAGGAATTTGATAGATGATAAAGATAACATCAACCCAGATCATTACAAGAATGGAGAGATTGAGTGCATTGATGCCATCCAATCTAGTATGACTAACGAAGCATTTAAAGGGTATCTAAAAGGCAACATTATTAAATACGTTTGGAGGTTCGAGAATAAGAATCGCCAGGAGTGTTTAAAAAAAGCAATTTGGTACACAGATAGATTGATAAAGGAGACAAGCAATGACTGAACAAGTAACTAAAAAAATACATTTGGATATGGAGGCAGTTGAAGAATTCTTTGAGGAATACGACCACTCAGGTTCTATAGGGTGGCTACAAGAAATCCTTAATGGCAATATTGATTTAGAGGTAATGAGAAAAGCTGTTTTGTGTCATTCAGTTGGCGACAAAGAAGAATGTCAAATATTTGTAGATGATATGTTTGTAACTAAATGGTGGGAGAAAAGCTAATGGATAGAAAATTATTTGAACAGATATGGGAAGAGCTAGAAGGAACTTACAAAGGAGTCCAGGTAATAGATTCTAAAGTAGTAAATCGTTCTGTTAAGTATTATGTTTTTCCATATAAAGATGGAGTACCTATAATTACTTTGCATGATGATGAATGGCGAATACTCACAGACAAGAAAGTACATAAACAACTAATAGGAGAAATTATAAATGGACTTACAAAAGACTTATAACTGTTCCCCTTTACTAGAGTTTAATTCAGACAAACACGGCCTAATTAAATGGACTTGGAAAACAGATCCACCTCAAGCTGTATATTGGAAAACGTATAAACCTAAGAAAAGAGATCTACGCGTTATATCAAAAATATCTCGTGAAGAACGTAAACTAATAACAAACGAATTGTATGCAGAAATAATGCAAAATGATTTCCCTAAACCAATTAAAAAACAAAAAGTGAGAAGACTATGAATAGATACAAAGCAATCCTAAGTAAAAAACAAGCTGTAGCAGTAATTCAAATATTTAAAAGAAATCAATTATCTGATATGGCTGTTTTCTTGGACATTGAAACAAAAGGTCAATCGGAGATAATTTATCAGTTATGTTTAGATTGCCCTGAAGATAGCCAACCGAGGATCTGGGCTAAGCTCCTGGACATTGCACCGACTTTAGTTGAGACAGACAAGCAAGCAATAGAGTCTATATCTTGGCATTTTTATGACGACGCAGAAGAATAATTATTCAGCATCAATTACTACAGCATCTTCAACTTCTAGGAGAGGTTTATAGTCTCCTAGAAGTTTCTTTATTCTATTCTTAATTTCTACTTCGCTTAAAGATTCTAGAGTGCCTGTGCGTACTTCTTTTCTTTCAACATACAAGCCTGCTGCTCGACCTCTTTGTACTTCGGCAGAAACCGCAGCAGTTAAGTTACCTTTATCTATAGCTTTATCCCTAATCTTAGCTAACTCTCTAACGTGCCTACCAAAAGTTACTTCGTATTTCTTATCTAGTTCATTCTGTAGCTCTTGAATGTATCGAACCACAAGCGGATACTTTTGTGGGTTGGTTAGCTCTGAGGCTCGAACTGAAGCAGACGTATCTGCATAGCCAGAATCTAAAGCACACTCAGTTAATGTTTTACTTCCATCATTGTAGACATACTCCTTAGCAAAACGAATCTGTTTATCTGTTAAATGTTTGTCGTTTCTTCCTGAAAGGTTTCCTGAAGTTCCTTTTGGCATCCTTTGTTTCTCCATCTGTAAAAAGATTGGGTTTTTAGATCCCAAAACTTTCCTTTGTAGCAGTTGCTTTGATTCATGCTCAGGATTATATACCAAAGTAAGAAAAAGTAACAACTTTGACCTCACTTATGCCAGGTTAGATGGCAGACCGCTTACTATAAGGGTTTCTTAACTTTCCTCACCTGACCTCACTTCTGCAAAGTTAGACGGAAACCCTTATAAGAGCTATATTCTCAGCACTTCTAACCTGAAAAATTAAAATTCTGTAAATATTTTGTATTTATTATATCTTTATGTAAATAATAGAAGTGAGGTGAGGTTTTGTTATATAGAGTAACTACAGACTTCAATAAAATCAATGACTTACAGTCTAACCTTGCCAAAGTGAGAAAAAAATAATTGTAAGTTTAATCAATGACTTAGAGCTAACTCTTAAATACGATCTCAGGTGAGGTTTGTCCCAGGTCTGTAGTCCCTTGTCCTTCGTCTGTTCTATTCAGACTCAAATTTGTCTAACAAAGAATCTTTGAATCGTGACTTATATTCTTCAAGCGTGTACGACGTAGAAAAACCCGTTTTGTTCTCATCACAATGATCTAACCACTGGCGTCTACAAAACGAATTGTATTCGTCGCGTGTATCATCGAAAGCAGCTCCCCAATTAAAGCTGAGTTGCTCTTCCGAAAGTTTACCCATCGCCTGGAGGTCCACTTGGAGGAGTTCTAAAGTAATTCTTGTTTAGGTTTTCCATACCCATGCTTGCAAGAGACATCAATCCGTAGACCGCAGGTTCCCC